AAACTGGAGTTGTGTCTGGAGCATAAGAGTCAACGAAAACTCTCATTGCACCGTTCAATGTACCAACAAACTTAGTGTTTGTAGGTGCTTCAAACGTACCTTCTGTTGTACGTGCAAATGCAGAAGTTGTTGCAGACTGTAGAACAGTCAATGCAGCACTAGATACAACTGCCCAGTTACCTGCACCACGGCGTGTGCGCTGTGCAATCAAGTTAGCAACACGGTTGATTAGAACTGCTAGAGCAGCGTGTTCATCACCAACGTATGTAGCAGTACCAGAAACTGTTGCTTGGTTGTATGTAAATTCTGTGCTTGCTAGAGTACGTAGAGACAATAGAATTTCTTGGTCAATTTCAGCAGTAATTTCTTGTGCTAGAGCGGCCATGATTTCTGCTTCAACGTCAATACCATGTTGGCTTTGTGCGTCTTGAGCAGCTTCGAATGTCCAACGTGCTTGTAACTTACGTGACTTAGCTTCAACAGCCTGTCTCAAGATTTGTACGCTGATTTGCTTACCGCCGTTACCTTCAAGAGCAGCAGTGTCATTAGCTGTGTAATAGTTTGTTGACCCTGTAGCTTGAGGTGTGCGAGAATAAGCCTGTGCAATCTTGAATGGGCTTAATGCTTCTTCACCTGCTGTTACGCTTGTCTGTGCAGCACTGTTGTCTGTCAATGACTGAGCATAACGAACACGTAATGTGTGAATTTGTCCAACTGGACCAGTCATTGGTTGAACACCGACTAGTTCGTTAGCAATAACAGTTGGCATCACACGACGAATAACTGGAAGAATAACGCGGTTTAATGTAGCGATATTACCAGCAGTTGTGGTACCTGCTGTAGATTCAGCAAGCAACTGTTTTTTGGTGTTTTCTAAAATAACACCCATTGTTGAGCGGCGTGTGCCCTTTAAGCCTTCTAACAGGGCCTCTTTGGTTTCGCCCCAACGGCTTTCTAATAGAACTTTTGACATGTTAATATTTCTCCTATAGATGTCGTTTTAATTATAGCCCTGCCAAACGCTTAAAGTCGATTAGGTTATCATGACCTTCTTCCACTTCAGTTTGTTTTTTGGCAGCTTTATCACCAGTAATTTCACTAATCATTTTAGATTCTGATATAGATTGTTTTGTAGCAACTTTCTTTTCAGTACCTGTATTAAGAACTGCTGGTAAATACTTGTCGAAAGCGAACTTCAATTTTGGTGTCTGTACACTTTCTAATAAACTTTTCATTACCGTAGCCTTTTCTTCGTTTAATGGTGCGAGTAAATCGCTCATTAATTTTTCACGTTGATTAGATTCCTTAATGATTCGAACTTCACGTTCTTTACTTTCAACTAACTTCTTAGCATTTTCCATAATTTGTTTGGCTTCTGCTAGTTGTTGATCTTTTTCTTGCAACTGTGAAAATAGCTTACGTGTTTCTGCCTTCTCATTTAAATGAGTTACAGAAAACTCGCTTGCAAATGCTTCAAACAATTTACGACCAAAATTGTTTTCACGTGCTGCTTGAATATCTTCCTTAAGTTGTGATAATTCACCCTTTAGATGCGTAGCAACGGCGCCGCTTACTTTCTTAGCAGATTCAGCAACAAAACGTGCCTTCAATGCTTCTAATTGTTTACGACCTTCAGCAACTAACTTAACTTTTGCTTCAACAACTGCCTGCTTGTCTTGTGAGAATTCTTTAATCTCACGTGCAAGAGCATGAACAATGAATTGTTCCAACTTTTGCTGGCCTTCTTTCATTGTAATACGATCATTGCGTAATTCACGAATTTCTTCGGCTAGTTTAGTAACCATAAAATCATTGAACTTAGCAGCATTTTCACGTAGTTTTTGTTGAGCTTTAACTCGTTCTTCGTTCATTGCCTGTCTTTCACCGTGAAATTCTAAAATTTCACCAGAAAGACTTTCTGTTACCATTTTATCAAGGGCTTCAACCATCACACTTCTGTCATGCTCGTAGCGTTGTGCAAATTCTTCACGTAGTTCTGCACGAACTTGTTCACGTGCTTCATTCAACTTAGATTCCCAAGCTTCATTAATTTGTTGCCCGATATCTTCGTTGATTAAGCCGCTCTCAAGTAATGGTTTGATAGCATCAAACATTTGATGTTCCCCTTATTTAATTTTGAGATCACTGATGAGGCGTTTGACTTCCTCAGCTAGGAATCTCTGTACTTTTTTGTCACCTTTAGCTTCTTTTGCAATCTCTAATAATCTATGACCATGACGCATATTCATCATACCTTCATAAATTGCTTTTGGATATGCATTAGGAGCACTTGGCTGAGCGACAATATCCACAGTGACTATTTCAAAGTCACTGACACGGCCATCTAAATCGTTGACATTACCGCTGCCACGACTAGATACACCTAACTTAACTCCACTTTCCAACATGGTCGTTACTAACTGACCCATTGGTGTTGGTAGAATCTTTAGTTTTCCGAATCCATTAGGACCGTCCATCCACATACCAGTAATCATATGTGATACACGATCTAGATTAATCTTTAGATCATCTGGGTGATCTACTTCCCCCAAAACTGAGTAACCTTCTGAGATTTGTTTATTTAAAGTTTCGACGGCTGTTTCAATTTCAGAAACGGGGTAAACACGCTCATTTGCGTTTTTTACCCCACCCTGAATGAAGATACCTTTCATATACAGGCTCTTCAAACTTCCGTCACCTTCTTTAACCGATTCAACAACCATGTTGGCTCGGTCAAAAGTCAGATGCTCTTTGAGATACAAAGCCATTGTTCTCAGTTTCCTTACTTAACAATCTTTTTTACGGTCTTTTTAGATTCAGACACCGGGCTCTTTGTGTTTACGCCACTGGCTTGTGACTTAACTGCTGCCGGTGCCTTTTCTAAATCTTGACCTGCTTGTGCTGGGGCATTTTTCCAAGCTGTTGCGTCTTTAACTTGTGTCTTACCCTTTGCATAAGCATTGCTTGGTTCTTTAGGACTTGTAGGAACCGCTTCTGCTTGACCAGAGAATCTTACTGGTTTGCTATCCATTCCTGCTTGTCCGCTGTTTTGTAGACCAGGGCTCTTTGTTTGAGCACCGTTATCACCCATCTTACCAAATTTTGGGTATTGATCGCCACCAACCTTCTTCAGTGTGATAGCTTCCATAACAGCTTCTTCATCCATTTCTTCAGTGACTTCTTCTTCGCCTTCTTCGTCACTTACGTCAGCCATGTCGTCATCAGCTTCTTCATCGCCCATGTCTCCCATGTCTTCGTCTCCACCACCCATGATCTGTTCAAATTCAGCCATTAGCTGGTCTAGTTTATCTTCGATACGGATTACAGCATCTTCGACTTCTTCGCCGGCAGCACCATCTTCCATATCATCTGGTTCGATTTCAACTGTTTCATCATCGAAATCCATTTCAGCTTCACCTTCTTCGTCAGCTTCAGTCATACCACCGGCTTCTTCAGCATTGATCTCATCCATAAGATCACCGACTTCTCCGACCATACTTGGCTCGCCCATTTCACCCATCATTTCTTCATCCATAATGGATTCATAAATTTCTCTGGATTTTTCTACGACGATTTCGTGAAACAATTCACGTGCTTGTTCTTCATTCTCATTGATTATTAAATCAATAAGTTTTTCAAATTTTTTGTTATCCATTTGTTAATTTCTCCTGAATAGAATGGCTTTGTAATAATTATTTAGTGGGTAGCAAAAAAAACAGCACAATAAGTGCTGATTTTTTACGTTTTTACTAAAGATATAAGGTTTTAAGCTGGAGCTCCTTCAGCCTCTGGCTTAGGTCCATATTGTTTATGAACTCTTTTTAAATGTTGAGTTTTTTCATAATTTCTAACATCCAACATTTTTCGCAATTTTCTAATTTGTTTTAATGTTAATTTTGTTTTTCTTGACTGTTTCCATATAGGTTTACTGTTATCTTGATTAACATCTTGATAACCAGCTACAGGAGGATCAAACATTTCTAGTAATTTCATAATATTATTTATCTTATGCCGGTGGTGCAGTTGGAGCGGCGCCTCCTGCAGGTGCGCCAGGCGCAGCACTTACGGGTCCTGCAACTTCAGGTGCAATAGGTTCTTCGCCTTCAGGAGCTTCAGGTTCATTCATTTCTTCACCCGTTTGTTCGTCAGTTTCTATGTCGCCTACACTAACTCCCACATTACGTAAATCTTGACCTTGTGGCTCTTCATCCTGTGTTTCGTTATTTTCTTCACGCCATAATTCTTCATTCTTAGTAATTTCTTCTTCAGTCAGTCCTAAGAATCTTTCTAGTGCAAAACGTTTACTCATGTACGGAAATGCTTCCATAGTAGCAAAAGTACTTACACGTGCCGTATCTAATTCACTTTGACGATATGCTGCAAAATTTTGCGGAGGATTAAATTTTAGTTGAAATAAACCACTATCAATATTAAATCCTCTCCAACGCAAGAACAATTTAAATTCTTCATCAAGTTTCATTGCAACGTAATTTTGCAAACGTTCGCAATATTGATTAAATCTAAACTCTTGAATCATGGCAGTACCAACACGGCCGTCACTCAATGGTGTTGTGTTATCGTCAGGACCAGTGGGTAGATATGAGCTAGGAACACGTAAACCACGTGCCAACCTGTTATTGAAATAACGTAAATCGTCAATTTCACCCAAATTTTGTCCACCAGGTAGAACTTCTACAGAAGAACCTCTTCCGTCAGCCGTCACAGGGAAGAAGTAATCTTCATTCATTGAAAGTGGGTTATATGTGGCATCTACAATAGATTGGCCACCGTAGAGTGATGGAATTCTACGCTGATGGATCTCGTTCTTAATGCGTTCTACGAATGCCATAGCCATATGACTAGGCATATTACCAACGTCAATCTTGAACATTCTACGTTCAGGAGCACGTTGTACACGATAGATTAGAACTGCATCTTCAAGTAATTCTTTTTGTTTATAGACTTTGAATATATTTTCTAGTATCGACTGCCCGAAAGGCCAAAAGCGGTCTAACCCTTCAGTCAAACTTAGATGGACGATATGTTTTGCATCTATGGCAGACTCGCTTTGGCCAAGTGTAAATCTACTTCCTGTTGTGTTATACGGCATAGCAGGCACAGTATAAGGTGTATTTGTACCTCCACCTGTTCCACCTAACCCTGTCGCAGGATTTGCAGCAAAGTCAGTATTAGTTTTTTGTGCTACTGATAGATTTTGTAAATTTATGTTTAAATCTTTCAATACGTATTGTTCTGGCTTTTTACCTTCGCTCTCATTGACAATTACTTTAATAACTTTGACCATATCAACCCAATATAACTTAAAGTTTTCTGGGTCACGAACGAATACTTGGTCACCATATTTGATAACGTTACGGAATACCTTAAATATGCGGACATCAAACTCATTTAATTTACACCATTGTTGTAGTTGTGTTTTAAGTAATTCCACTTCGTGAGGAGTCGGATCTTCTTTGAATTCAAACATGAACGGAGTTTTATTCTGTTCATTTTTCATTGTACTAAATTCTGAAATGATATCCAAACATGCGTTGATTTCAGCGTCAACATCCATCATTTCGTATTGGTTATAACGTTCAATTCTATTTGGGTGCCCGGTGTATACTTCGGGCAATCTACTCATGTAATTACGATATCCCCATTCTAAGTTATCCCATGCACCAGTCGATGTTGCATTTTGTCCATTATTCCATGCACCGGACGTACTATTTGCACCGGAAATAGGACTAGATACACCACTTCTATTCAAGAATCGTTTTTTATATGTCATAGTTATACCAAAATTATTATGTATTTATTGTTAAACCCTTGCAGTTTGCAATAACTTATCTTGTGTGCTGTTACTTCTAGATAACTCATTAATCATTAAATCCATTTTACTAGATAGCACTGAAATCATTTCTTCATTCATTGACATTAAACTTCTTATAGCTTCATTATTTGGATCGGCTGTTTCAATTGCAGGTTTTACCGGTTCTACATTTGATTGTGAAACTGTCGTCTTAGATAACATTTCTAATATAGAATTGGGCTGAAGCGGTGCAATAATTTCTCTACCATGTGCTGTCAAGTCAACAGGATAACCTGCTTCAGGTCCATCAATAACTGCACCTTCGGCCGCGGAAGTTTGAAAATGAAAGTGTGGACCTGTAGTTTTTGCATTTTTCTCACCGTGAGGAGGACCGTAATACTCATTTGCTACATACGATACACCTGGTATCTTTTGCAACATTGCTTTTATTTCTTTAGATTCATCTATTGTCGGCATCTTAGACAATGTAAAATCTACGCCCTGCCCTATAGCATGTTTACTACGTGGATGTTTTTCTTTATGAAATACGTCATTCAATCCCGTAAACATACCGAATCCAGGAACCAAATCTTGTGCTTGTCTCGCAGCACTTAATGTAGTTTCGGTCAATAAACCACCTTGATAAACATCACCATATGGTCTTACTTTTAATCCTGCCTTTTCTACTTGATCTTTAGGATTCTTAGCATCTTTTGCACTTGCAACTTGTACATCAGTTGCTGTGCTTCTAGCCGGTGATTCACCTTCATGTGATCCGGACAAAGGTTTGCTTTCTTGTTTTCCGCCTATTCCAAAGAAAGAACCAATACTTGCTAAGATACCACCTCCAGATGGGGAAGGTGCTGCTACAGCAGTGCCACCTGCGGTTGCAGGACTAGCTTGAACTCCTGCAACTTGTGTAGAGTATTGATCTACTTTAGCTAATGTACTTGCTAAGTACCCTTGCTCACCTCTTTGTATTGCTCTTCCTGCAACTTGACTTGTAGCTAACTGATTTGCTTGTTCTCTACTCATTGGGCCCGCACCAACACCCAATGACCTCATCATAGAACCTTTGGTTTTCTGCATGTACCATGCAGTAACTTCAGCAGCTATTTTAGGATTGTTTACTAGATCGGGATCTTTAACAAGCCTTTCATCTCCGAATATTGCTTTTGATGCTTCAGCATAATTAGATTTACCAGTTAATTGAATGTAACCTCTACCTCTGTACTTCCAACCATCACCGGCTTCGGTGTTACCCATTCTTCTACCGATTTCAGTACCACCACCATACATGAACTCGGCCATTGATTGTTTATTACTTTTTATCTGATTCAATTGTTGATCAGACATTCCCGCAGCACGACTACCAAATACAGAACGAATTCTTTCGTTACTTGTTTTACTATAATCTAAGTTTTCTTCTTTAGATACACCGCCGGTTTCTTTCATTACATTTGCTAATACGGCATTAATGTAATTTTCATCTTTTTCACCTTTAGCCATTAATACTGACTTAAGGTCTGCAAGATTTTGTTTAGCCTCTTGTTTTACTTCAGGAGGTCTTGCGGGAACAGCCGGCACTGGCGCTGGCATCGGTGGTGCCACCGGTGGTGCAGGCATTGGTCTCGGTGGAGCTATAGCTGGTGCTGATGGTGCAGCACCTATTCCACTAGGTTCTTCTTCACCTCGTAGTTCTCTACGTAGTTTTGCAGCATCGGCAATACCCGCTTTTAATGAATCACGAACTTTAGTTGCGCCACCAAAAGACTCTCCCATAGCTTCATCTAAATCTTCCATTGATCTATCTACACGAACTGGAATTGATTTAGCTAACGATCCCATAGCATCGCCAAATTCTGTAGGTATACTCCTAGTTAAATTTTGTTTTAGATTAGTATCTAACCTTCCAAATGTATCAGATAGTTGAGTTAAATCTTTTGCCGAAGTATCAATTAATCTAGATAATCTAATAAATGTATCAGTTAATTGATCAGATGCTTGCAAGAGATTTCCATATGGGTTTTCCATATCTCCTGATTCGCTAGTAGCTTCAGGAATCCCTCTTTGCATTGTAAACGGCGAAGCGGCTGTAGTAGGTTTGTCAACTTTTACATTAATTGTAGGAGGAATACCAGGTGGCGTACCAGATACAGTCTTAGTTGCGGCGCCAACTTTTTGTGCTCTTTCAAAGAATTCTTTGGAAGCTTCTCGTTGTGCTTCAGCGCCTACAAACTCTTTACGAATTCTATTTCTTGGGTTGGTTTCTTCTATTTTTTCTAATTTAGCTCTTTCTAATTGTCGTATTCTTGCTATGTATTGAGCATGACCCTCAGGATCTTTTTCTTTAAATTTTGCTGCATCAAATGTCGTTTCTTCACGATAAGATGTTGTTTTTCCTTGTGCCCCTAACTGTTTACGTAAATCTTCTTGTGCTTTTCTTATAGCATCAGCTTGTCCAGGTGCTGCAACTATACCTGAATCTGTCATTTTCCCAGCAATTTTTCCATTAATTTTGATAGGTGTTCCTTCTTCCCTATCATCAAATCCAAATTGTTTTTGTACTTCTTTTGAATGTTTAGGTTCAAATTTTGTTTTTTGTATTGCTGTGTCTACTTTAGCTGCTCCAGATGTCGGTGCAAGCGTTATTGATTTAATTTGACCAGACATTATACCTATTGATTGAGCATATTTCACAAATGCCTGTGCTAATTTTTCTGTTCTTTCGGGATCAATTTGTAATTTACTAAATTGAACAAATTTGTCTGTTGCGTTTTGACCACCAAATAACTTATTAATACCACCTATTAAGTTATCTGATATATTTTGTAATTGTCCTCCGCCTTTATACTGACTTAACGCATTAGCAAATGCTACGAATGCTTCAGCGTTTTTCTTAACTCTATCAGGATCTTTAATATCCAAATTGCTAAATTTTTCAAATTTCTTAAATGCAGCATCGTTGTCTGCACCAAAAAACGATGTAATACTTTCAACCACTCCGCTAATTGCACCAGTTGTACTCATTCCACTATAAGATGAAAATGCGTCACTGAATGCAACAAATGCTTCAGCATTTGCGGCTACTTTATCTTTGTCAATTGTAATATTGCCAAATTCTATTAGTTTTTCAACTGGTGGTTTTACTTTAAAGAAAGAACCCAATGAATCTGATAATGAAGATAACGCTGTTCCTAAACTAGAAACAACTGATGCACCACCATACCATGCCATTGCTTTATTAAAAGCAACCATAGCTTCTGCATTGTTTTTTACCTTATCAGCATCAATATTGAGTCTACTAAATTCTTCAAGTTTTTCAAACGGTGTCTTAGCTCCAAACAGCGAGGCTATGCCTTCAGAAACACCACCTAGAATACTACCAACACCTGCTGCAACACCTCCTGCACTGAATACTGCCAATCCTCCACCTAGCGCAGCAATTCCTTTACCTGTTTTAGATAATTTGTCTCCATCGAGCTTTTCGAACGGCTCTATGCCTTTTGCAAATGTGGGTAATGACTTACCCATTAACCATGTTGCACCTGCAATACCTGCACCTATTGCAGTGATAGATGCACCTAACCCCGCAGCACCTAAAGCTACTTTAGGATTTGCAAAAGCTTGTAACCCTTTTGCCGCTCCTTCTAGTGCAGTTCCTGCACCTTTACCCAATGCACCAATTAAGTTTTCTACACCTGTTGCTATTTTACCTGGTCCAGCTGCCCCTGCTACACCTCCCGGTAATCCTGGTGCACCTTTACCTGGTACAGGTGGAACTTTAGGAGCACCGCCACTAGGTACTGGTACAGGTGGAACTTTAGGAGCACCGCCACTAGGTACTGGTACAGGTGGAACTTTAGGAGCACCTGTTCCTGGTGCAACAGTTCCACCTGTACCCGGTAACCTAGTTGATGCTGCTTTCTTAGCGGCATCTGCTGCGGCTTTACCTGCATCTCCCATACTCTTTAACACACTTCCACCAGCACCTAATGCCAATGCGCCTAGTGCGGCTGCGGCCGCAGTTCCCGCAATAGTTACAGCATTAAAGCCACTAACCAATGGGTTTGTGGCAGCAACTAATTTGTCTATTGCCTTTCCTGCTTCGATTTCTACAGTGGTTAATTTTGCTCTTGCATCTTGTGCGGGATCTTTGCCAGTTTTTTTACCTTCAGCAATTCTTTCTTGTGCAGATTTAGTTTCTTCTTTGAAATTTTGATCACGTTGCCTATTGAAATTCTCCAAAGATTGTGCATCGATACCAAATTGACGAGCAACATCCTTAGAGTGTTGTGCAGCAAAACCTACATTGTCAATTGTTTGACCAAATTTTTTGTTATAAGCGTCTTGGAACTTAGCGGTTGCTTCTTGTACATTAGCTCCGGACTTGATAGCTTTACGTAATTCTTGCAAGTCTTCCATCAAGCCCATTCTTGTTAGAGCTTGTGCTTCTTCTCCTGCAATAGTACCTGTTGATAAGAATTGTCTTGCACCCTTAGTTACTGTTTCATTACCCAAAGCTGCAATTCGATTTAACGAATCTACTCTTGCTTTTGCCTCATCACGTAATTTTTTAGCTTCTTCCGTTCTACCTTCTGCTTCTAATTTTCTAGCTTTGTTTTCTAACTGAATTTGTGAAATTTGCCATTCAACGGCACGTTGAGCTTCTTGTTGTTTCTTTTTAATTGCTTCAACGTCTTGACCCGTTAATGATGACAATTCTAATAAAGTGTCTTGATACTCTAGTGATGCTCTTTGTAGTGCTGCTCTGTCCTTCATTTCGGCTTTTAAATTTCTGCCGGACATTGCTTGTAGTGCTACGTAATCAGCTTGAGTTTGAATTAATTGCTCTTGACTAATTCCTAATCTTTGAAATTCTTCACGCTGTTGATTGCTAATTTTAGTTAAATCAGCAAAAGCTTTAACACTGTCACCTGTGTTTTTTCCAATGTTTATTAGTGCAGGACCTAAAGAAGTTAATGGTTTTGTAAACAACTCCATGTTTTTAGAGGTAACGCCGGCGCCATGCGCCATTTGCATTAACTCTTTAGTTGTGAACGAACCTGCAGTACCGAACTGTGCTAACTGATCATTTGCTTTTAATAATCGGTCGGCCTGTTCCATGTACACGGTGCCCAATTTACCCAAAACAGCAACTGTGCCACCTACTGCTTTACCTAAAGGACCTAATGTTGATAAAAACTTTCCTGTTTCGGCCGTAATACCTTCAAGTGCTTTGCCGTATTTTCCAAAATTTCTTTGTGTATCTAATAGTGCTTTACCAAATTCTTTTACAGAATCAGCGCCTTTTTTCAGTGCATCGGATTGAGTTTCTAAGTTTTTCTTATATTCGTCGGCTGCTTTTAACTGATCTATTTGAGCACGATTAAGATTTTTTGTGCTTACACCAAGTATTACTAATTCATCACCAAACTCATCCACAGCATCGGTAGCGTCTTCGATAACTTTAGCGGGGTCTTTGGTGATCTTTCTGCCTCCACCCAAACTAGAACCTGTGCCTTGGTCTCTCAACGCACGGAGTTCATTTAGAATATCGAGTTGTATTTGTTTAATTTCTTCATCCATGGTTTTTGCACACTAAATATAATTAGTATTTAGTATTGGGCAAAATACCAATTTTAACTTAGAGGAAAAAGAATGTCACTAACAAATAACCCACTGAAACAGTATTTTCGTAGACCTGCTGTCTATATCAAGCTACCCAGTGGTGGAAAATACTATCCACAGGGTGTTATAGATATGCCTGAAAATGGCGAGTTGCCGGTTTATCCTATGACGGCCATCGATGAAATCACTACAAAAACTCCTGATGCGTTATATAACGGATCGGCTATGGTAGAACTTATGAGAAGTTGCGTACCAAATATCAAGGATCCTTGGGCCGTAAATAGTATGGATTTAGATGCGGTATTGATAGGTATACGTGCGGCCGCAAACGGTACAGAACTAGAAATTGAATCTACATGCCCTTCTTGTGAGGATTACGGTAAGTATGGTATTAATTTGGTAAATATGCTAGCCCAGCTAGAACCTGGAAATTATGAAAATGAATTCAAAATTAACGATTTGGCTATCAAATTCAGACCACTAAACTATAAAGAAATGAATGAAGCAAGCTTAGGTCAATTTGAATTACAACGTTTATTTGTTGCCCTTGAAGATGAAAAAGACGAAAACGTT